ATTAGCTTTATGTTTTTGCACAACAATATCTTCTTCAAACATCATAGCATTAGCTAAGGCTCTTTTTAAAGGTGTACCACTTGTTGCTAACCAACCATTGCCACGATACGCCATTTGTGTTGCATCGTTTAATTTTCTAAATTCTTTGCGACTATCTTGAATACTCCACGCTGTTGTTCTTTGTATATTTTCCGATTTTATTTTTGCAACTTTTTCGTTTCGTTCAGCAACTTGAGCATTGAATTCAGCAGCACGTTTAGCGCCTTTACCTGCTTGTATTTGTCCATAAGCTGAAACTGCTGATCCTACAGCCATTGCTCCTATTGCAGCGGTTGTCATAGTCATGTTTTAATCCTTCCCATAACATAATAGTCTAACCCATCTGGGCCAAACTTTTTCATGTAACCTTCTTTTGTAAAACCAACCAGTTTGGCAAACTTAATAGCTTCAGGCCAATTAGCACGAACATTAGCGTGCAATCGTACATATTCGCCTTGGTCTTGTTTTTCTTTAAAGATTTGTTTTACAAATCGTACAGCGCTCAATGTATGTTTTTGTATGCGATCTGCACCAATAAACCACGTTTCGCCAACACCTTCCCATAACGGTATTATCCCGGCACAGCCTACAATGTGTCCATTGTCTAAGCCTGTCCATGCGTCATAATGAGAAACTTTTTGTATATGCTCTTTCCATTCATGCTTTGGATATAATGTGCCTATTGATAACTTTTTGTTTTGTATTATATCGGCAGCATGTTCTGGTATAAACGGTACAATCTTCATTTATTTTGTATATCTACAGAAGCGTATATACTAACAACCGTCATAGGCAACGGCTGTGATTGCTCAACAATAATACTGCCTTCTGTATCCCATTTAGGTTGCGCTTCAATCGTTTTATCGCCCGTATATAATGGCACCGCTGTGTCCATTGCATCCGAACTGTCTCTAAATGGTACTGTGTCTAAATTATCACTACTAGTACCAACGGAAGCACCAACAGTTCTAAAAAATCTTACCGTTACATTATAAATCTTTTTTATCTTACCTTGTATTGTGCCTGTTGCCATTGGCACTTCCATGCGTGGTGTTTTTAATGTTGACGTATATCCTAATCCTACATGCGCTTTAGTCGTTGCTCGGTCTAATGTTATAGCGCCAGAGGCTACAGTTTTTGTAGGATGCGCTGATCCTTCTTCTAAAACAGAAACGGTTTGGCCAACTAAATGATCTAAACCGCTTATAGTTGAAGCGCTAGAACCCGAATACGTTAATCCGCTATCAACAAAGAAAGCATCGGTAACGTCTGATCCAAAATCCGATAACGATAAATATTCTACAAATCGTCTGGTTACACTATTAATAGTTCTTTTAACAACCATGTATAAATTGTCTTGGTTAAGTTCCCCAGGAATAGATGCAATGTTTTCTACAAACCCATAATCGTAAGTCGTACTACCATCTACCCAAGTACCGCCTAATTTATGTTGATGCCAGGCTACTACGTTTTCTTCTCTACGATATGTTAATCCTAACAACCTGCCATCGCCTGTTACAGCCCATACAACGCTATCGGGTTCTTGTTGGTACGCTAACTCAACAATACCATTCTCTGTAACGTGGTCAGCTAATATAGTTAAATCTGTGGCTTGGTAACTATCGGTATCATACACATAATGCAGTTCTCTTATCTTACGTTTAGCCCGTTGCACAAATAATGTATATCCACCTATTTGAGCAGGCTGTGTATCAGCGCTACCATAACTCGCTTGTTTTTTAACTTGTGCATTTTCTGGATTTAACGGCTCATCCGTTCCAGAGGCTCGCACCACAAACTCACCGCCTGTTGTTCCTACTAATAAAGAACTGGCACTAGCTAAATAGACAATACGATTAACTTGGTTAGAACCAATAGTGTAATTTAATGCACTAGCGTCTGTATCGCCTTCCGTAAAGTTTTCAAAATCACCCGCTACACTAAAGTATAACGATTGCGGTTGTGTTGATGTTCCTGCAAACACTAATCTTTGTTCATAAAAAGCGCAGGCTCTTGGATAACCTGTTGTTTCACTAAACGCTCCTAATGACCAATCTTTCGTTGCGTGTAATTTACCAACTATTGTAATACTACTACTCGCTGATTCATTTACAACATCATCAACAGGAACAAGTGTTATTTCATCGCTTGTTACTTTTACAATTTCATAATCTTTATTATTACTACCATTAGATGCGCCAGACACCGTAATAGTCATATTTTCTTTAAAGCCTTGTTCTATAAATTGTTTTGTACTGTCTCTTATAAAATCATTATGTGATTTACCTGTACTATCGGGATCACCTTCTACAAAACTTATAGTACTTGCTGTGTATGATGGCAATAATTCTGCTACGCCAATTTCATCTGTTTGCACCGTAGTTACTACAGTTGTAGCGTTAGTACGGCTTGTTATTTTAGCATAACCTTCGTATATCTTTATAATACGACCAACATCCGTAGTTTCAAACAAATCAGCTGATGATGTAATTGTGCAACTGCTGCCAGTTCGTGCATTAGCTGTTAATGTTGTTGTTGTACTGTTTTCATCTAAATACGGCCCATTAACAAAATCTGGTGTTGTTAGTGTCCAGGTTGTATGGGCTGTCCGTGTTAATTTTCTTGGCGCATGGTCAACGTGTGTTAAATACATAACATCCGCTGATTGTGTAAATTTTAAATCCGCTACTTGCGCTGTTGTATAAGGCGTTGTTACTTGGAATATTTTTGCAGAAGTGCCTGCAGATGAATACGCTGTATAACCTGTAGAATTAATATTATTGCCATCTACATCTTGTATTTGAAAAGTATTTGTTGTTTTGTTTTTTACAACAAAAGTTTTACCATTAACTTCTGTCATGCCTACTACGCTATTAATAATAACATGGTCATCATTAGAATAACCATGACTATTAGCCGTAACAACTGCTGGATTAGCTTGTGTTATACCAGAAATAGTTTTTGTCGCTTCGGTAACAATACCGCCATCGCGGAATACTCTAAAATATAAATTACCAAATTCTAATATATAAGTATTAGCTGTTGTTGTATTAAATTCAAACGGTACTAATCTTACCGCAGCCGCACTTGATTTTACTTCGTGTATAAATTTTGTGCCTGGTCGTCTGGATGCACCACCTGCAGGATGCACAACAAAGTTTGTTAAGCTTTTTGCCGCATTAGTGTACCGTGTTAAATCGGTACGACCATCTAATAAATCACTTATTTCGCCAGAAGTGAAATTTGTAAAAGAGGTGGTGGCTCGCATTAGAACCTCGAATTAATAAACGTATTAGAATGTAATACGCCATAATCAACACCTTCTGTGCCTGGCATACCTTCGGTAGCATCGACAAAACGTGCTTCGCTTAATTTTTGATTATACATTTCCCACATAGTTGCTGTTAATGCGTTATTATTTGTAATAGCATACGCTATATCTGCTGCTAGTCGTGCAGATAAACATTCTATTAAAAGCATATCGTATTCATTAGGATCGGTAACACGACCAATATATTTTATTTTCATTGTAGAATTATCAGAAGCTATTGTTCTTCCTTCTACTTTATAATCTGTATCTAAATCTTCTACTCGTAAAACACGCAAACAATAAGGATCTGTTGGCAAATTAAAAGCATAAGTATATTGCCAAACAGGTGCTGTACTGTTTTGCGCTAATGATGATCTTTTTACTAAACAGTTCCAAGGATGCGCTCTAAAAACAGCATCGCGAACAAACTCATAGCGTTGGTTACAAATACGAGCAGCAACACTATCTTCTGTTAAAGAATTAATGTTGGATGCGCCTAAATTATTTAATGCACTATTTGCTATATCAACGTCTGAAGCCATTGTTTTTTCCTATAAAAAGAGGGGAGCAGCATAACGCTTGCCCCCCAATTATTGTTAATCGACAACATAAAACATAGTTACCTCTATAGTTCCAGTACCAGCTGCGCCTGCTAATGTTGCGGTTACGGTGTAACCATCTTCATCAGCATCGATTTCTGTTCCAGAACCTAAAGCTAACGTATTGCAAATATCAACCTTCTGTGCAGAAGTTGATGCTGCGGCTGCTTTAAATTCGTCTGCGTCTAATGCTACTGTAGTACCGTCTGCATTTTTATATGCAGCATGACCTACAGACAAAGTTGTAGATGAACCTAATGCGTCATGGGCTAAGTACCCGTGTAGTATTCTCGCCCCATCTGGCAAAGTAAACATTTCGATTACTTCATCAGCTGAAAGAGAGGAAGCCTCATACTGCCCCCAAGCGACACGAACACGACCACCTAACTCATTAGCTTTGTTCATTACAGCAGGATTAGCTCTAGTATTAGTTCGTTGAGTTGAATAAACTGTACCCATTTTCTAATCCTCCTTTACTCGTTACAAGCTATTTGCACAACTTTTTCTTCTTCCATGCGGGTTGCCCCAATAGACATGCAATAGTAAACTTGTGTGCTGTAGCTTTTGTCCGCTCTTTCCGTAATCTGAGCGTTAACATCTTTACCGATTCCTAATTTAACGCCATCTTCTGCCCAGGCTGGACATAATCTGGATGTACCATCGTCAGTTAGACGATTAGTAACGATAAATTTAAAACCAACAAAAGTGTCTATATCACCTTGAACAAGCGCTTTAACAGTATTAAAGTCTGCTGAAGTAACTGTTGTATTATTTAACAGATCTTCAATTTGTTCTGGTGATACCGCTATGTATCTCGGAATAGACGGATCGATTGAATTAGCGTCAAGAATTTTCTTAGCGCTTACTAATTTCGCAATAGTCAAACCTGCGGAACCATGAGCAATTTTTTGCCCTGATGGTAAAGCTGTTGCAGTTGAACCTGCTTTACCTGTTTGTGCATTACCGTTCATTGCGGCAATAATCACATCATCCATAGATCTTCCCATCGCTGCTGCTGCTGCTCTTGCATAAGTAGAAGTAGGGTCTGCAAGCATTCTCACTTTATCTTGTGAGTCTATTAGATCTGCCCACTCATAATCTGAAAGAGTAACCATACGTCTCGTATGTGGAGTTTCCATTACATTTTTTCAAAAAAGTCGCTAACTTTTCCCGCTTTCGCTGCTTACAGTTGCCTGCAAGATAAGACTATATCATCATCCTTTAGGATGCCTAGCGCTTCGAAACCGCTTGGTTTCTACTCCATTTCTGGATAGTCGTTGCACCTTCCCTTACGGGCTTGGCTCAAGATTGTCTCAATGAGAGTTCCCTTGAGTTCACTAGGTTATTCGAAATAAGTTTCCTTATTAAGCCGCTAACATTAACGGTGTATCTCCATGACGAGTTGTACGAACAACAGCGGCTGCTTTTCCGACTTGATCGAAAAATGCTTTCTCTCCAGTAATAGTCTCTGAATCTACACCACCACGCAAAAGGGAACCCATTTGCTGTGATAACATAGTAATATTCGAAGAAAATTGCTGAACGAAAGCTGTACTCACTTGTGTAGACATATAAGCCTCCGTGTTATTAGTTAATAAAAAAGCAAGTGCTACCCTGTATAACAAGACACTTTAACATTAAGTATGCTACCTCCAACTTAACGCTGTTGGCTCGGTAGGGGCTTACGCTTATCCTACTCCTCGACTTCTGGATGTAAATATTCCATAAGTCGTGAAACTTCTGCGACAACGGCTGCATGATCTGGATGTTTGTTATTCCAGTACGGCCCTTTATCTTTAGGGTCGCCACGCAACATTGCTATTTCTTTTTGTGCATCTTCTGGTGTAAGAGATGGCGTTTGTTTAGCGCCAATAATCTTATCTTCTCCTACTTTAGAATTTATATAATTACCAATGTTAGCCATAGTTTTTATAAACTCTGGAGAATTGCCCAATGCAATACCGTCTTTTGTCATAATTTCTGCAAAACCTTCCGGGGCAAATTGGTCTAGTATGCCTTTAGCTTCGTTTAATTTGTCATCAAACGCCTTACCCCATTCTTTTTTTAGGGTTACTTCGGTTTCGCTTTTTTGTATTTCTAAATCTTGTTGACTTAATTCTTCATTTGCAGGAGCCATTTCGCCCGTTTTTGCTATGTACGCTTCAAATATCTTTTGCGCCTGGCGGTTATTTAATCCTGCATCATGTGCCAAATCTTGATACCAACTTTTTATGTCGCCATCAATAGCTTCTGTTCCTTCTGGGTTTTTTAGTTCATAACCCTCTGCTGATTCTGGCCGACCGAGTTTAGTATATACACTATTCCAATCATCATCATTAGCCCAATTACCAGGAATAGCTATTTTCTCGGCACCGACCATAGATTGTGCATGAATGGCTGTTTTGGCTAATGTTTCCACATCATCCATATTGTGTATTAAACTGTTATTTTTTATATCGTCTGGGAGACTTGCTTTCCAATCAGACGGTGCTTGCCCAGTTTCTACTACTGGAGCATCCGCTACCTGTTCTTCTGCCATGTTTTTTTATCCTTCCGCTATTGTTTGTTGGTTAAGTTTTTCTTCTTTTAATAAATGCAGTACATACAGTACGACACTTCTTTGCCCCTCATGGACAAAACTCAAATCCCGGTTGTTATCAACAAATGTCATTGTTTCTATATGGAACCGTTCTTTTAAATCTTCTAAGACTTGTTTGCCGTCATCGGTTGCAAACA